GTGGGAATCCAGTGCGCCCGCCAGCACTTGGATAGCCAACCCCAACTCTGCAAACACCACCATTCAAATGAACGGTAACGCCACGGTCTACGCCACCTATTGGGCAATGTGGCCGTAGCACACACCTTAACCCGCATGGCACTTTCGATATTTAACCCTGTAACGCTCGAAAACCGCCCTGCTACCGAAGAGGAACTTGCGGCACTCTATCGGTCTGCTAGCGATAAAGACTCCACACCCGTGGGCGGCGGCCTTGGCCCGCAATCTGATAGCGAAGACGAGGCGGCAACGACGCCTCGCCAAAATGGGGGCACGAGCATCGTGCTCGACTGGGAAACCCACCTCTACGACTTCACGAGCGGCGAGGTCGTGCCCATCCACGTGCCCCTCTCGCAACAGTTCGGCGAGCTGCGCGAGACCTTGGGCAAGCATATCGAAACCCTCGAAAGCCGTGTGGCGGGGCTCGAAGCACAGCTTGGCCAGCAAGCGGATAGCCTGCTCGGCTTTGCCGCGACAATTGAGCACCTAGTCTACCGCCAAGGCGAGAGCCTGCCCGAGTTTATCGCGCAGGCACAGGAGCGCATCCGCAACCTAGATGCCCAGACAGAGCCTAGGCCCGCGCCCGCCGCCGCACCGCCCGAGGGCGGCGAGGAAGAATCAGGCGGCGACTAGGGCTTTCTTCGGACGCCCGCCAAGGCGGCCATTGCGCCGCGCGATTGCCGCTTTTTTCGCACTCCTAACCGCGCCGCCGAGGCGTCCGAGAGCTGCTGCGGCCTGCTCGCGTGTGGGTTCTACAATTCTGGGCTCTGGCAGCCGCGCCGGACGCGAGCCCGGTGGCGGCATAATATCGCCATCCTCGTTATACCATTCGATTGTATCTGCCAGCGCGGTGCGTGCCTCTTCGATAGCCTCAGCCGGAGTTGCGCCACCGAGAATAATTCCAGGCATTTCGGCAACTTGAGCGGTAAACTCGCCCTCGGCGGTGTTGAAGCGCACATGAATTTCGTAGTCGTCGACGCTGTAATTGTTAAGTTTTGTTTTCATTTGAGAAATCCTTGGAATCGCAGTTCGGCCCGCACTTGTTCGACTTGGTAGGCAGAGACAACCTCCTGTTTGACTAGCACAATCGTGTGGAGCATGGGGCGGCCCCGTAGGCGAAATTTAACATGGCTGCCCTTACGGTGGCGGACTGAGTAACCGAGGTGCACGAGCAGCGTGGCTAATTCTTTGTAGCGATGGTCGCTATCGTATTTCGGATTGGCGAGTTTTTTGAGGAGTTTGTCGCGCTTGCTCATCGCGAATAACTAAAACCCAAGCGAAAGGGTTATTCAAGCCCTTCCTCCCCTTTTCCCGAGAAAACTTTCGGCTCTACGTAAACGCGATTAGCGAAGGCGGCGTGGGCGAGCCCTTGCGGCCTCGGCATGGAGGAATCGCGCCGTAAAAAAAGCTTTAAGTATGTTAATTTTTCAGGCAAAGACCGCCCTGCTTTGCCCGAAATAAAACGCCCCACTTTATCCCTTCGCCACAAGGCCCCCTTGCTCGCCGCTGCGCTTGTAGTGCTTTTTTGCAGCGGCACGGGTTGCCAAGGTTTCGTCTCTGGGGTGCGCGATTATTACACGAAGCCCGGGGGTACTGATAAGCGACCGGCGGCTAAGCGGGTAGAACATTATGATGAGACGGGCCGCTGGATAGGCCATTCCGAAGAGAGGGGGGCGCGGTAGCACATGGGAGCACGCGGCCCAGCACGGGGAAGTGAAGCGGCCAAGGCGGGCAAGGGGCAAGCCCGTGGCACGCTGCCCGCCTCCATCCCGCCGCCGCCCTCGTTTTTGGGGGCTGAGGGCAGGGGCGAGTACGAGCGTATAGCTGCGGTTATGGTCGAGAGTTTTACGGCGGTGGACTTTGGCCCGCTGATGCTTTACGCTGCCGACTACGAGCAGGTTATCGCCCTGACGCGGCAAATCACTCAAGAGGGCGTAAACCTAGAGGGCGACCGAGGAGTCGTGCTAAACCCCGCTGTGAAGGCCTTGGATATGGCGCAAAAGCGCATGCTTAAGTCATCCCAAGCACTGGGGCTTACGCGCAAGGCGGCGAGTGCGACGCCGAATGTAGAGTTGTCAAAACGGGGAGCCCGCCGTAGGGCCGATGTCGATGCATGGGAAAGCGGATTTACTGATTGGGAGGGCCAAGAGGATTATGAGGCCGACGCATAAGCAGGATAGGAGCGGGCAATCGTGCACGCTCACAGTCGAGGTCGAGGCGGCCCTGCACCCAGTGGCCGCGCTCAATCGGCATCGCCGCTTCCTGTACCCTAAGGAGCTAGCCCTAACTCTCGAAGCCTATGGCTTGCACGGGTTCACCGAGAGGTCTTGCCGTATGCTTGTGCGCCACATGCGCCGCGATAATTACCCGGTGTGCCTGCGCACGCAAGTGCGGGCGGTGGATGCTGCCGCGTGGCTAATCTCGCATCCTGACTGGCGGCCCTTCCCCTACACCGAGCGCGGCGGCGCGGCGGCGCGGCTTGCTGCGGGATAGGTGTCGTGCGGTGCTATTTAGGCAATGACTACTACTAGGGCGAAGTCGGGCAGCAGGCTTAAGCGGCAAAAACGGCTACCCCTGAGGGCGAAATCGTGGTATTTAACGCGCGAAGAGTTTGCGTGGGTCGAAGCGGTAGGCCGCCCGGGTAACGGCCCGCAAAAAGGCGCAATGGGCAGTCCCCACGAATGTCCGGCGCGGGAGTTTGCGCAGATGCTGCTCGATAATCCGGCGGCACACTGCCGTTGGGCGCACTTGGCCGTCCGGCGGCACTGCCTAGACCTTGCTCAGGCCGCGCAGGCGAGCCGCACAGGGGCGGTCGCGCCCTTTATCTATACGCCGCGTAAGGCGTGGAGGCCGATTCACTACGCGAGGCGGTTTAACATCTACTCGGGCGACTCAATCGGCAAGCCTATGCAGATGCTGCCGTGGCAAAAGTTTGTCGTTTCGCAGCTTTACGGTTGGCGGCTCGCGAGCGACCCGCGCAAACGCCGTTACAACTATGCCTACATTGCCGTGCCGCGCAAAAATGGGAAGACCGGCTTAGTCTCGCCCTTGGGGTTGTTTCACATGAGCCACCCCCCGAGCGGGGGACAGGTAAAGGTCTTCAGCGTGGCGACCAAGCTCGATCAGGCGAAGTTGACGTGGGAGGACGCAAAGGCATTACTGCGTACCTCTACGCTGATGCGCGAGGGCCGTTTTATTGATCGGCATACGCGCATCGTCCACCCGCCCAGTGGGAGCGAGTGGCGGCCCTTGGGCAGTGATAAGTCAACGCTCGATGGACTGCGCCCCGATCTTGTCATTATGGATGAGTTGCACGCTTGGAAGAAGCGCGACTTGTGGGATGTCATTAACACCGCTTTTAGTGCGGCGTTTTCGCCGATTGTGCTGCAAATTACGACTGCGGGGGACGATCCCGAGGGCATCTGCGGAGAGCAGGAAAAGCGCGTCTTAAAGGTCTTAGAGAGCGTGGAGGGCGGCCACTATGATTTTAACAAAAGTCGCGACGCCGCCCACTACTTCGGCTGCGTGTGGACGCTCGATAAGCATGACAAGTGGCAGGATGAGGGGGTATGGGCGAAGGCCAACCCGTCTTTAGGCGCAATCAAATCAATCGAGGATATGCGCAACCAAGCCGAGGCCGCGAAACAATCGCTTGGGGCACGGCGCGAGTTCCTGATTAAGCACCTCAACCAATGGCAGGCGACGGGCGCGAGGCGGTGGCTTGACCCGCAGAAGTGGGAGGCATGCGCCCGCAGTGGGCTTGGGGCTTGGGGCGAGCGCGACCCAAGCGGCGAAGTTGAGCGGGCCGCTGCGCTCTCGGTATACGAGAGTTGGGAACGCTTGCGCGGGCGCGAGGTGTACTGCGGCTTAGACTTGGCGAGCACTATCGACACGTCGAGTTTTTGCGCGGTTTGCGTAGAGGATGAAGCGTTGCCCGAGGAGCAAAAAAGGCTGCTTGCGGCGTGGGGGTTTTGGCTGCCGCGCGAGGGGCTGGCTCGGCGCGTGCGCTTGGATAATTGCCCTTACGATACGTGGGCGCGAGAGGGCTTCCTTAGCCTCACCCCGGGGGAGGTCTCCGACATTACCCAGATCGAGCGCGACATCCTCTCGCTTATCGAGCGTTACGAGTTGCGCGTAGTCGCGTTTTGCATAGATAGTGGGCATAATCGGGGTACGCCCCAGCGCATGGCCGACGACCACGGCCTACCGGTGGTCACGATGGTCAATAATTACACAAATATGACTGCCCCTTTGGGTGAGTTAGAGCGGCTAGTAATCAGTGGGCGGCTCGACCACGGGCATAACCCAATCGCCCGCGAACATGCGCTTAATGCGTGTTTGCGCGAGGGCGGCGCGGGCGGGCGGTTAATTGATAAGGGGCGGGCGAGTACCGCGCGGATTGATGGCCTAGCCGCGCTGGCGATGGCACTTGCTGCGCGGCTGCATGCTCAGGCCGAGGGATTGACCGCAGAGAAGATTCTTTTTGCCGTAGCGTAAGTGAGAGCGAGAGGGAGGGGGGGGGCGTGCGCCGGTGTTACTTGGCATTTTGTGTCAGTTTCGGCGGTGGAGGGGGAGGGCAAACGCCGCGCCGATTAGGGCATGCCAACGCCTTTCCCGCCGCGCCCCGAGCGCGAGCTGCGCTACACCCCCGAGCCGCTTATCTTCCGCGAGTCTCCCGCCGACGAAGACGACGAAGCTGACAAGAAGAAGGGCGAGCAAAGCGAGGCGAAGTCCTCGAAGACTGCTGCGCCTCTGGTGCGCGGATATGCGGCCCTGTTTAACACCAAGAGTAGCGACCTTGGCGGCTTTATTGAGCGGATAGACCCGCACGCCTTCGACGAGGTGGACTTGGAGGACGGCGTCGTCGCCCTGTTTAACCACGACCCCTCGCTGATTCTCGCGCGAAGCGGGGGCGCAAGTGCCACGCTGCGGCTGGGCACCGACGAGCGCGGACTTTGGTATGAGTTCACGCCGCCCAACTCGCCCAACGGCCAAAACCTCGCCGAGGCTTTGCGCCGTGGCGACATCACGCAAAGCTCCTTCGGCTTCTCAATCTCGCGCGACAATGGCGAGGAGTGGGACTGGGTAGAGGACGAGGAGGGCCGCGAGCACGCCTTTCGCACGATTAAAAGAATCGCGCGGCTCTACGACGTCTCGCCGGTCACGTATCCGGCCTACCCCGACACCAGTGTGGCCGCCCGCAGCCTCGAAGCGGTGCACAAGCAACGCGCAAACGCCGAAGGGCGCACTGCTGGCGAGCCCGCCGCCACTGCGCCGCCACTTAGTGCGCAGGAGAGCCTACGCCTGCGGCTCCCTTTCAGCCAGTAACCATTCAATCCCGTTAGACCTATGAATAAGCTAAAACAACTCACCGAGAAACACGCCGAGCTTTTTGCCCAAGCCGAAAAGCTCGACACGACTAAGCCCGAGGAACGCGCTAAGGCGACCGAACTACTCGCCCAAGTAAAAGAAATTGACGCGGCGATTAAGACCGAGGTCGAAGTCCAGAATATCAAGAGCCGCGCCGCGCCCGATCTCTCGAAGCAGGAGAGACGCGACATCGAAGGCTTCCACTTCGGCAGGCTCCTTCGCCACCTACACAGCACGCTACTGGGTCGCCCCTCGCATCTCGACGGAGTCGAGGCCGAAATCCTCTCGCAGGGCGACACCGAGGCGCGCGAAGCGGGCATTTCCCCTCACGGTGTCATGCTGCCCAGCTTCATCGTGCGCAAACGAGCGATTGAAGCGCGTGCCCTCTCCTCGACCGGCCCCGGGTCGGAAGGCGGGCTCACGATTGCTACCGAGAAGCGCGGCCTCTTGGACGACTTCTTTGCAAGCTCTGCGATTGTGCAAGCCGGGGCCACCGTGCTCACCGGCTTGGTGGGTAATGTAGACTTGCCGCGCATCCATGCTTCGACGGCGAAGCCCACGGGCAAAAAGGAGTTCGAGGACTCCAATGCGATTACCCCCACCTTTGCGCAGCTCAAGATGGCCCCCAAGCGGCTCCCCGCGCACATCCCCAATATCTCCGAGTCGCTGTTTATGCAAAGCAGTGAGGCCATTGAGGCGGTGCTTCGCGGGCATGTTACTAACGAGTTAGGCGTCGTCCAAGAGGCCGCCTTCTTCCACGGCACCGGAGTCGATGAGGCCGAGGGAGTGCTTGCGACGGCGGGTATCGGCAGTGTCTCCGGCGGGGATAACGGGGCCGAGCCCACTTGGGACAGGATTGTAGACTTAGAGGACGCCATTGACACGCAAAACGCGCTTCTCGGCTCCCTGCACTACATCACCAATGGGCGCGTGCGCAGTAAGTTGAAAAAGAGCAAGTATGTGGACAACTTCCCCCGCTTCCTGCTCGACCCGGGCACTAGCGAGCTAAATGGCTACACCACGCTCTTCACCAACGCCATTCGTAAAGACCTGAAAAAAGGCACCGCGACGAATTGCTCCGCGCTGTTCTTCGGTAACTGGGCCGACTACGCTATCGGGCTTTGGAGCGGCGTAGCCCTCGAACTGCTTCGCGGCCCCGCTGAGGCAATCAAGGGCACGTACACCCTCGTAGGCTCGACCTACTACGACGGCGGCGTCATGCGCCCCAAGTCCTTCGCCGCGATGGCCGACATCCTCACCGCCTGATGCGGTGTGGGGTAGTGTTACAGAATTTGGCGACGCGCAAATGGGGCGTGTCGCCTGTGTTGTATGTTGGGAAACTGACAAGCGGGCTCCTTTTTTCGGGGGGAGCCCGCTTTTTTTGCGGGTTGATTAGGGGAGGGGAAGCCGCAGGGCGCGGCGTTTCTTGATAAAGCTCCAAGGGCAGCCGCCCGAGCATGTCGGCGAAGAGTCGCACCCTCGCCCGCCCCACTGCTAACCCCACCGGTTAGCAGCGAGAGCAGGCCGCCCGCGCTTACGCACTGGTCGCCGCCCGACTCTCCGCCGAAAGGGTACTGCCCGCTGCTGCGCTGCTCCCACGCACGGACTATCCCGTGCGGTAGAACGGCTTTGGTAGCGGAGGCGAAAAACTTTGCGGGGCGGAAACGCACAGAAAGCAGACTGGTTTTATTGGCGAGTGCCTCGTTGGGCACTCGTCGAGGTTGCGGGGGAGTGGATGACGAACATAACAGCCCCACTTCCGGCCTTCTACCCCGCCCTCGCCATGCGCTAAACAGCGCAGCAATAGGCAGCGTAGGAGCCACAAGTTTTTTGAGGAAAAACAAGGAATTGCTTGCTATCCCGTCCGCCTAGGTTTTTCTATTCATGCAATGAGCAAGCGCGACAAACTCCTCAAAAAACTGGCCAATCCAGATCAAGAAAAGGGCCATCGTTTTGAGGAGGTGAAGGCTTTTCTTCCCTATTACGGCTACGAGGGCCGCCAATACGGCACTAGCCACGTTGTCTTCGAGCTACCCACAGACCCGATGGACAGGCCCTTGGTGCTCTTTCCTGAAAAGGACGGCACGCTTGCCCCCTATATTGTGCGTCAAGTGCGACGCGAACTCAAACGCAGGAAGCTAATCAAATGAAACCGACCACCACTCCCGCCTCCTCTACCGCTGCCTACTCGGTGGATGATTACCAGATTCTTGTGCGTTACGACGTGCAGGCCCTAGAGTTCACAGCGCAAGTGGTCGAGCTACCCGGGATTATCCTCGGGGGAATTACCCCCGAGGCAGCGATTAGCCAAACACGTTGGCTCTTGGGTAAAATCTTAAACGATAAAGCGGCACGAGGGAAGGGTATCGCTCCCCCAGGCTCTCGCCCGCCACCGACCGATGAGGACGAAGAGGATGAGCCTGCACCTGCGGTGTCGCTTGTCGTGCGCAAGGCCGCTGCCGCGCTCGGTCACCGAGGAGGCAGGGTTAAAAGCCCCGCTCGTGCCGCCGCCAGTGCGCGAAACGGCAAGCTCGGCGGGCGGCCCAAGAAGCTGCGCGAGCGGGGCGCAGCCTAGCCTACTAGCCTCGGCGGGTGCGGTCTGCTTGTGCGGCGTGGGCGCGTTTCTCTACGACGCCCGGGCCCGCGAGTTTAAGAAGCGCGGCTTCGAGCCGCTGGAC